CGAAGCCGAAGCAGTTTGACTATAACATCCTGAAGGCGGGAGTCGAGTACAGCCAGAAAGACTATGCGGCGATTCGGAGTCTGTATGAGGATTATCTGTACGGGCTTCAGGAGAAGATGAAGGCGCTTCGCAAGGGCGAAGAGAAACAGGATGAAGAATCGAGCGCGATTCGGGAAGAGATGATCCGCCTGTTTCGCATGAAGGCATCCATCGCCTGCCCGAACATTGTGGAGCTTTGTGATATCGTCCTGGACATCTGTTACCAGAAGGAAGGTTCCAAGCAGTTTGCCTGGGATGTCGCTGGTGAACAGATCGTCGCGAATCTTTTGAAAAAGCATGACGGCGTACTCTCCTATCCGGCGGCAGGCGGAAACGAGTTTACATACGGCGGAGAGAACTTCACGATGAAATCAGTCTATATGGGAGATGAAGCAGATGAAGATTATTCTGAATGAAAAAGAATATGCGGAAAGCTGTCTCCGTGAACATACGCTTGGCGACAATCCGTGGGCCTCTGCGCAGATTCTCTCCAAATACTATTACGATGTTCTCGGATACCGGCAGGCCAGAATTATCAAGGCACTGACAGAGTTTATCAGCGAGTCATACCCAAGATACGCAAATGACAAGGCAAGATGGGAAGAGAATATTGACTTTCTTACCAAGTCTGCCGGTAAGTATCCGCTCTATCAGGACACGGCAATTCCGGTCACACAGAAAGAGCTGGACACGATTCTTAACTGCGGACTGTCCAGGCAGCATCAGCAGGTCTTGTTCTCCTATCTCTGTCTCGCGAAGCTTGCCAATCAGAGGAACAGCCGTGCAAACGGTTGGGTGAACTATAAAACGAAGGATGTATTCGCTTTGGCCCATGTGTCGCTCAGTACCATGAAGCAGGATATCATGATCAATGATTTCTATGTGAGGAACCTGGTCGAGCTTCCGAAGAAGAACGATAACCTTGCCGTCAGGGTTGCGTTCTGCGACGAGCCGGATGTGCAGGCGGCAATGTATGTTTCCGACTTCCGTGATCTCGGCTATCTGTACCTGATGCAGGTCGGAGAGAATATTGTTGCCTGCGCGGAGTGCGGGATGCTGATGCGAGGGAACAAAACAGGAACAAAGAAGTATTGCAGCCATTGTGCCGGTTATGTCCCGCAGGAGTTTAAGATTATCACATGCGTTGACTGCGGGAAGGAGTTGCGCATATCTGCAAAGAATACCAAAACTTGCAGATGCCAGGATTGTCAAACAATCAAGGATCGCGAACGAAAGCGTTTGTGGAAGGCAAATCAGGTAGACGTAGCAATTAAAAGTTAAAAATCGCCAAAAGCCCTGATTTTATTGGGGTTTTGAAGCTTCAAAAATTTTAAGTATATGGTATATAGGTAGACTATAGCCAAAGATCCTCTATCTTTCTCTTCTTCTCAGCTCTGCCTCGGCCTGTGTCGGGGCAGACGATCTGGGCGGTTGGCTCAGTTGGGAGAGCACCTGATTTGCACTCAGGAGGTCAACGGTTCGATTCCGTTACCGTCCACCATTATATATTGCGGGTTGGAGGAGCGGTTTCCTTGCAAGCCTCATAAGCTTGAGACGCAGTTTCGAATACTGCACCCGCAACCACATCGGGAAGTAACCCAGCGGCGAGGGTAGCGGCCTGTAAAGCCGTGACAGATGAAACGCCGGTAGTTCGAGTCTACCCTTCCCGACCATATAAAATTATTTTAGGCACTTCCATCAGGCTGACCAAATATCGATGCTAAGATTCTTTACAGCCCTCATCGAGGCGCAGCACACTTGATGGCTTCAGACCGCTGGCGTATGCGGTATATAAGTTGGCGTATAGATTTGGAATTCATCGCACGTCCACCTTACGGGCGTACCGTAACAGCCGGTTTATTATAATGGCTTCTTAGCTCAAATGGTATAGCGTATGCCTGAAGAGCATAGCGTAGCTGGTTCGATACCAGCAGAAGCCACCATACGGTTCTTTAGCTCAGTCGGTAGAGCGACGGACTGTTAATCCGTATGTCCAAGGTTCAAGTCCTTGAAGAGCCGCCACGAACTTAAAAAAACATCATTTGTTTTTGAATGGAATGGTCTATATGGCTGTTCCAAGTTTTTTTAACACGCTTGCCGTGGGCGTTATACCACGGCTTAAATATAATAAAAGGATGTGTCAATTATTAAGCTGATTACAAAAGAAGAGATGGATGTTCTTGTGAAGAAGGGCGTTCTGCGTAACACCAGTCGTGGCTATGTAGACCGCAACGGCAATCTCGCAAGCTACTACAGAACGTGCAACAAGCGCTATATCGGCGATAAGTATGCAGATCTTGCGAAAAAGCTGAACAAGTAAGAGGCGTTGCTATGGGTAAGAAGAAACTCAAGGGTGACGGGATCTTCTTTACCGGTAAGGCTTCGGATGATGTTACCGGTTCACAATACTTTATCCGTTTCGGCGACTGTCAAATCCTATTGGAATGCGGCCTGCATCAATCAGCAAGCAATGATTATCTGGACAGTTATAAAATCAATTCAGAGAAGTTTTTGTTTAAGCCTTCAGAACTTGATTATGTATTTGTTGCCCACCCGCACATTGATCACTGCGGATTGATTCCGCGTCTTGTCAAAGAAGGATTCAACGGCAAGATTATCGCGACCGGCATCACGGCATCGGTGATGAAACCGCTACTTCTGAACTCCTGCTACATTTTGCAGGATGAAGCCAGGGTGCTTTCCAAGAGATACGGAAGAGAATACAAGCCGCTCTATGAAGAGGCGGATGTCTATGCCGCATTGGACAAGATCTTTGAATATGACGATTATCACAAGTTGTATCGCTTGAGCGATACGGTCAGCTTCCAGTGGTTTCCGAATGCGCACTGCATCGGCGCGGCACAGTTGCAGCTGATTCTTCGGCATGACGGAAAGAAGAAAAAGATTTTATATACCTCGGATCTGGGCGCATTACATACCAGGAATCATTATGTGATGAATACCGAGATTCCGCAGGATTATCATGATGTGATCCTCTGCGAATCCACCTACGGAGATCCGAAAAAGATTTCACACAGACGCCGTGCTGACGATGTGACCCATCTGAAAACAGCGATAGAAACGACACTTGAACGAAAAGGCAGCGTGGTACTCCCCTGTTTCAGCTTCAGCAGAACACAGGAGATTTTGACAACGCTTTACGAACTGTTCGGAGATGATCCGGACTTTCATACACCGATTATTGTTGACTCAAAACTCAGCTGCGAAATCAGCGCTTTGTATGAAAAGATTCTGGATGGAGACAATCTTGCAAAGTGGAAGAAAGTCTGCGGATGGGATTGCGTTAGATTCCTTTCCGAAAAAGAAGAATCAAAGGCAAATCTGAATACCGGCAGAAGACAGATTGTGATATCGGCTTCCGGATTCTGTACGAACGGAAGAATCGTCAATTATCTGAAGAAGTATATTCCGGACGAGAACAGCATGGTTATCTTCACGGGGTATACGGGCGACAATCCGTCTTACCTGTCCTATCGGATCAAGCATTACAGGCGGCGCGATCAGATCAGCATCAACAAAGAGCTGATTCCAAATCGTGCAGACTGTATCACATTATCAACTTTCAGCAGCCATGCGGGCCATGAAGACCTGGTGGAATACGGCAGCTCCGTCAACTGCGAAAAGCTTGTCCTTGTTCACGGAGAGCAGAACGGGAAGAAAGCTCTGGCAGAAAAGCTGAAAGAAGCAATTTCAAAAAAAGATAAAACATATCGTGTCCTGTGTGCGTTCAAAGGCATGGTGATTCATTTATAAGGAGAAGGTTATGACAGAGAAAGATGTAAAGAAAGTTTTCAACTTCTGCTGGCTGGATCAGTTCAACCAGGAGGATCTTGATGAGCGCAAACTGTATCTGAACTCAGGAGTTGATGAGGAGTGCATCGGAAGCATTGCTTATCACATTCTCAGATATAACCGGATTGACAAGGGTATTCCGGTGGAAGAGCGTAAGCCTATTATTCTGTATATCAACACACCTGGTGGCTCCGTGTCTGACGGATGGGGGCTGATTGACGCAATCATTACGTCAAAGACGCCGGTTTATACCGTGAATCAGGGCATGTGCGCGTCGATGGGTTTCCTGATCTTTATTGCCGGACACAAGCGTTTTACGATGCCGCATGCGGAATACCTCATGCACGAAGGATATACCGGCATCATCGACAACATGTCGAAAGCGAAAGACCGGATTGACTTTGAGGCGGGAGAACTGGAAACCGTTACGAGACAGTTTGTCCTGAACCACACCAAAATCTCGGAAGAGTTTTATGACAAGAAGTATCGCTGTGAGTTCTACTTCCTTCCCGGAGAAGCGAAGAGACTCGGCGTTGCAGACTATATCGTAGGTACAGACTGCGACATGGACGAAATTGTTTAATTCGGGAGAAGATAACTTGGATCTTAAAAGAAGAGAAAACGAGAACGAAGAACAATACCTCTGGCGGATCGGTCAGGCAAAAGACAACGGCGTGATTGATCTTGACTGGTGCCAGATCGCGGATCTTATGAACGCAGAGTTCAGAACGGATGAATCCGAATACCGAAATGAATCCGCGTATCGCAAACCTTATACCTACTGCAAGCGCATGTATGAGGCAGGCGTATTTCGGGTTCATGACAGCAAGGCATACGTTGACAGTCTTGCGGCTGTGAAGGATGAAGTCCGCAAGGAAAAGCAAAAGCTGTTTGACGAGAGGAAGGCTCTGAATAGGCTTTCCCGCGATAAGGCCAGAGAGGAAGAAACCATTGCAAGGCTTGAGGAACTGATCCGTGAAAACGGAAAGAAGCTTCTGCCGGAGACATATTATTACACGGTTGAATCAGACAATGATCTTATTATCGCGTTGTCTGATTTTCATTTGGGAGCGGAATTTGACAATGCATTCGGGCTGTACAATTCCGACGTTGCAAAGCAGCGTCTGATGCATTATCTCACCAAAATTCTTGATATCCAGCAGATTCACTCCGCTGAAAACGCCTATCTGCTTCTGCTCGGCGATTCCATCAGCGGGAACATTCACATGACCACTCAGCTTGAAAACAGAGAAAATGTGATTGAACAGATTCAGACCTGTGCCGAACTGATCTCTGAATTCACTTATGAGATCAGCAAGCATTTCAAGAATGTCGATGTTGGCTCTGTATCCGGCAACCATTCGCGGCTCGGCCTGAAAGACCATGTACTTCGGAACGAACGCCTGGACGACCTGATTGTCTGGTATATGAAGGCAAAGCTTTCTCATATCGGAAATCTTTCCTTTATCGAAAATACGTTCGACAGCACAATCGGTCATGTGCGGATTCGCGGAAAAAACTACTGCTATGTACACGGAGATTATGATCAGTTTTCCGAAGCAGGCATTTCAAAGCTCGTAATGATGCTCGGTTTCAAGCCGGATGCCGTATTCTTCGGGCACATGCATCATTGCTCGTATGATGACATTGCAGGCATCAAGATGATTCGGAGCGGGAGCTTCTGCGGCACGGGAGATGATTTCACCGTGTCAAAGAGAATATACGGAGAACCGCAGCAAATGGTGACTGTGGTAAATGATGAAGGGGTAATGGCCTGTTATCCTGTTGAATTAAATGAAATCGAAAACAATTAGTTGAAATTGGAGGAAAGAATGAACAGGCAGGAAATGATAAGAAAGATATCTCGCAAACGCAGCATAAGAGATTATGCCGTGAGCGATATTATTGACGATTATATTGAGCTGTGCAGGCAGAATCTCATTGACGGGGAGCCTGTTGTCATGCGCAATCTTGTAAAACTTGAAGTTGGGAAGCGCAATCCGCGTCGCGGCAGAAATCCGAAAACCGGAAAGGTCGAATACTTCCCGCTTCTGAACGTCATTCGATGCAAGCCCAGCAAGAGCCTGAAAAAGGCGATTAACGGCGTGTTTGAAACCGACGAAGGTGAAGACGAATGACAAGGATTTACTGCGGAACGTTTTATGATCTTGCCGGATGGATGCAGGATCAGGCGGAAGGCGGATCGATTGTCTCCGCCGTATTGAATTACGAAGATGCATGCAAGCTGATTCATGCACTGATGCGCTGGACGGAATACAGCAAGCTTTCTATGGACATTCATGACGCGGATTATGAAAACTATGACGAGGAATATCTGATTACCATTGATTCAGATGGAGCAGAGCTTTTCGTTGAACGTGCGCAGATCAACGGCAAATATCTTCAGTTTGAGGTAGATATCCTGATTGCCGCGCCTTATGTCAACAGCAGGATTCTGAGAGACAATAAAGACGGATTCATTTACGGCGTGGAAGCCATCATGGAAGATGACGAGGAATACGGCAAGGAAGATTGCGACTATTTTCTTATGCCTGCTGACAGCGAGGAAGAATCCGAGGAAGAAGATTCTAATGATGATGAAGTTGAAATGTCGATTGATGCAGACGGCGAAGTCCGCACTTTTAAGCTTTCTTTTGCTGACGCGCTGGCGTTTCTCTATGCTGTCTCTCAGATTTAAAAGAGGGGCGATTGTGTGCAGAAAGATTTTGACGCCAAAGAATTAGCGACCTGCTGCAAATGCAATGAACAGCTTGTTCTCAGCAAAGACTTCTATCGGACATTCAGTCCGCTCTATTCCAGCAACGGATATATGCCGATCTGCAAAACGTGCTTCAACAAAATCGCGGATGATTATGTCGCCAAATTCGGAAGCCGAAGAGAAGCGGCAAAGCGTATCTGTATGGCCTTCGATCTCTATTACAATGATGAAATCTTCAAGAAAATAGAAGACGAAGAGGATGCCTGGGTCGGCAAATACATGAAGAGACTCAGCATGTCGCAGTATCGGAAGAAAACATTTGATACGTCCCTGGATGAAGGCGTGACGGTTTCCGGCGTTCTGTATGACAAAAAGGCGAGAAGCCTGCGCGAGAAGATTCAGACCGAAGAAGAAATGAATCGCGCCAATATCGATGACATCAGAAAATGGGGAGCCGGATTTATGCCGGAAGATTATGCGGAGATGAACCGGCATTATGCCATGCTGAAATCCGCAAACCCCAGAGCGGACGGCAATCAGGAAAACTATATCATGGACTGCTGCCGGATCAAGATGCATCAGCTCAAGGCATCGCGAGAAGGCCGTCTGGATGACTTCCAGAAGATGACCGAACTCTATACAAAGAACTACAAAAACGGAAATCTGAAGTCTGCCGGAGACAACGCTATTGCAGAAGATTTTGTTTACGGCGTTACGGTACAGCAGATTGAAGAATTTACGCCTGCCGAGTATTACAAGGGAAAAGAACTGTACCGCGACTTTGACAACATCGGCGATTACTTCATGCGAATGGTGGTCAGGCCGCTCAAGAACATCCTGCTCGGAACAAGGGACAAAGATCCGGAGTTTTACGTGAAGGATGAAGAAGACGGCGGTGATGACGATGAGTGAGTCAATGCCGCGTAAGCATTACAGAAACCGTAATGCGGATGACCGGCAGGCGGAATTATTCAAGCACTATCCCCCGGATACCTTTCTTGGGGATGAGAAGAATACAGACCATTTTCTTTTATGGAATACATTCTTCAGAAAAAATTTTCATCGATTCGCGATGGACTATCTCGGAATTAAGCTTTACCTGTATCAGATTATCATTCTGTATCTGATGGGGCTTAATTCCTTTTTTGTTATTATCGCAAGCCGCGCAGACGCCAAGTCCTTTATTGTGGCACTGGGCGCATGTATCTACTGTATTCTTTATCCGAACTCTATGGTTGTTATCGCATCTGGGACAAAGAAACAAGCAAAGCTGCTTGTTTCGGAAAAGATTGAAAAAGAGCTGATGAAGATGTCAGCTCCTCTGAGAAAAGAAATCAGACAGGTGAAGGATAACCAGAACGAGGTTATTGTGTACTTCAAAAACGGGAGCACCATTACGGTTGTTGCGCCCGGTGACGGCGGACGCGGATACCGTTCGACCGTTCTTGTCCGCGAAGAGTTCAGACAGATTAAGAAATCAGATGAAGACAGCGTTCTGTCGCCTTATCAGATTGTGCGTCAGGTTCCTTACATGAAGGACGAATACTACGCGAATGTGCCGGAGTTGCAGGAAGAACCGCTCGATATCTATATCAGTTCCTCCTGGATTGACAACGGGACATCATGGCTGTGGTCAACGGTGGATCAAGCACGGGACGAAATGCTGAAGAACAAGGATTCCTGTCTGCTGGCATTCGATGAGGCCGTGTCTATTCGGCATAAGATCAAGACCATGCGATACTTCCAGCGCGAAAAGAAGAAGCAGGATCAGGTGACTTGGGATACGGAGTTTATGAACTTCCGCATCAAAGAGAACACATCGGCTTACTTCACCTATGCGATGCTGGAAGACAACCAGCGGTGCAAGCGCCCGTGGTATCCGAGAACTACTTTGGATTACAGGGCAGGCCGGAAGAATCCTTATGACATTCCGAAGCAACAGGGAGAAATCCGTGTTGTGGCATGCGATATGGCATTTGTGGAAAACAAGAAGAACGACAACTCGATTTTCAGCTGTATTCGCGCACTGCCAGAAAGTCACCACTATGACAATAATGTCAATGGTGATGTAGAAATCAGCAAAGGATACAGAAGAATTCCGTGCTATATGGAGTCGATTCAGGGTGGAGATACCGTCAAGCAGGCAATCAGAATCCGGCAGCTGTTTGAAGATTTTGACGCGGACTATATATGTTTAGATACACGAAATGCTGGTAGAAATGCCGCTTAATATGGAAACATATTATGCTATTAGTGCGGAATAAAACTGGAAAGCTGAAATGCTAATCAGAGTGGAAGGCTGTATTTAAAAGTACGGTCACACGCAACGCATAGGAAGTGAAACTATTATATAGAATATAATCTTCCCAAGAGTCCGCACAACCTAATATTATGAGAGATTTGTTGGATAATTACCAACCACTCTTTTTGTTTATAGACGAGCTTAACGCTCGTCTTTTTACTTAAACAGAAAGGGATGCGCAATGTTATTAAGTAAAACTGTTATACAAAAATGGAACTCTAAAAATAAAAAGAGATATATTGAGCTTGGGTATATTTTTACTAAAATTAAAGATGAGTTTGAAGTAAAAGTACACGATTTACCAAAATATAGCAGAGCTAAAGTTCTTATAAAATGTGATTATTGTGGAAAAGAAATTCTAAAAGAATGGATAAATTATAATAGCGAAATTGATAAAGGTATAATAATTAAAGATGCTTGCAGAGATTGTCAACATATAAAAGCGCAAGATGTAATGATAACAAAATATGGAACAGTACAACCCATGCATGTTGAAGCATTTAAGAATAAACAGATTAATACCAATATAAAGAAATATGGTTTTAAGAATGCATCATCAAGTGAAATAGTACGTGAAAAGGTTGCCGCTACAAATATACAAAGATATGGCGGTATAGCCCCTACGGCATCCGATGAAGTCAAACAAAAGGTTGCTGAAACATGTATAAAAAAATATGGCGTAAAAAGTATCTTATCAATTTTAGATAAAAGTGGAAGCAATAATCCAAATTGGAATGGTGGCGTATCATATAATTATGAAGGCCGATTATCTAAAGAATGTATCAATTGGAAAAAATTAGTATATAAGCGTGATTGTTATACTTGCCAGTGTTGCGGAGCAAAAAATGAAAAAGGAAAACGTATAACATTAAATGCCCATCATATATTCAATTGGAACGATTATGAGAACTTACGATATGATGTAAATAATGGAATTACATTTTGCGATGAATGTCACAGAAAATTTCATAAAATATATGGTAAAAGCTTTAATAATAAATCTCAACTCAACGAATTTATTCATAATAATGGTTAAAAGATATGCTGAACTAATAGGAATAAATAACTATTAGAAATAAAGGATAAAAAGCCTTTATGATAACATATTGATTTCTGTGTATGACTTATTAGCGAGAGTTATGTACGACGAGGAACGCGGGGTCGAATACTCCCCTCTTCGCTGTATGAACAATGAAGAAATCGCAAACAGAATCTATGTCGATGGTGCGAATGAATGTCTGTATGCAGTTGTCGCATCACAAAAGCTGAACAGCGACATCGCTGTGGATTTCAGAAGAATGCTGACAGAGCAGAGAATCGACCTGCTGGTGAACTTTGAAAAAGCCAGTGAAGAAATCCTGCCGACGATCAAGGAATATGCATCGGCACCGGATGCTGACACGCAGTTCTTTTATGAAAGACCGTTCCTGGAAACGCAGGAATTTATCAGCGAAACAACAGGTTTGATATACGAAAAGAAAGCCCAGACGGGTGCCATCGTGATTTCCGAACAGGGCGACAACCGGAAAGACCGATACACCAGTGTGAGCTACGGGTCATACTTTATCTCACAGCTTGAATTGGATCTTCTTTCAAGCGGAGACCAGTATGACTTTGTTACGTTTATCAATTAGGAAGGAGGGCGAGAATGCCCGAACAGAATCATAATCGCGGGAACAATCGTTCTCCAAAAAAGCAGAGCACAAATGCTCAGAGTTATGAATTTAACTCCTACAATAACCAGCAGACAATAGGGTCATGGTATTTCGGGATGAACGTTCTTGACTGGTACAAGGCAGATGACCTGATTGCGCTGGTCAAAGATCCCATGGGGCACAACGAAACACTGCGGCATCTTTCTCTGATGCTGTACGGAACGAACGGATCATATACCAACACGGTCGATTATATGTGTTCCCTTCCGACGCTTGACAGCGTGATCGTTCCCTACGGGGACAGCACCCAGAAAAAGAAACGCCACAAGTCGATGATGGAGTCCACACTTCGACTGATCCGACACAAGGAAATCATACGGGACGCCCTGTGGAAAATGATGATTGAAGGCGCGGCGTATTACTATTTTGAGACTACGGAACGTCCTTTGCCGAAAAACAAAACCATGTCCGATATCGACGTGGAAGGCATCGTTGAAATCAATGACGCAGGAATGAACGCATACTGTCATTCCCTTCCCGCCGATTATACCAGAATCGTCGGAATCAAGAACAACGCTTATGTGATTGCATTCAATCTTGATTACTTTGACCACAGACTTGAAAATGCCGATCAGGCAATCAAGAAATGGCCCAAAGAGATCAGAGACGCCTGGAACGCCAAACACAAGGGCGGTCAGACCAATGCGAAGAACTGGGTTGTTCTGGATAACACGAAGACGATGGTTATGAAAATCCGCTCCAAGCGGGAAGAACGTTACGG